CGCGAAGGATTTATTCGCGGCAAGATCGCAGGGCGCAAGAATGCCGAGATCCGCTGATGGGATTCTTAGACAATTACGAGACAGTCAGCCAAAAGGTCATTCGCCTACACGCCACATACCCAACCAACCGCATCGAGACATCGATCGTCGATTGGCAACCAGACAAAGGTTTCATTCTCATCGAATGCCGGATCTTTCGTAATTACGAAGATGAGAAACCAGCGGCTATCGATTACGCACACGGAATGGTCGGGGCGTATAACCCACAAATGAAGCGATGGTATGTCGAGGACACAGTCAGCTCTGCGATTGGTCGCTGCGCATCGGTTGTCTTGGGCGTTGAAGAAAAGCCATCACGCGAAAACATGGAGCAAGTCGAGACGATGCCAAAAGCCTTTATCGAAGAGGATCTATGGGCAAAGCCTTTTAGCGAAGATGGATTCGCTACAGCCAAATCATCGATGGACGAAATCAAATCAAAGCTTGGCGGTGAGATTCTGTCGGAGTCGCCTATCTGCGCACATGGTCACATGTTGCTCAAAGAAGGCACAGCAAAGACTGGCAAGCCCTATCGCGGTCATGTATGCGTGGAGAAGGTTAAAGCCAATCAATGCAGTCCAATTTGGTATGTCTTGGGATCAGACGGTCAATGGAAGGTGCAGCTGTGATGGGCGAAATGGAGATCATCAAGCTAGACACCGGAGAACGCACAATCATCGAGATCGATGGGACAGTAATCAAAGACCAAGTGATCCCGCCCAAAATCGAATGGTGCGATCGATGCCAAATGTTCAAAGAATTACAAGGTGGCAAGTTCGACAAAGTCATGGGATCTGATGAGCTGTGGTATTGCAAGGCTTGCAAATGAAAATGAAGATCACGCATGAAGATGAATGGACAGCTGCAAAGGTTGCCATCGAACGCGTAGAAGAGATCGAAGGCAAGCCAGATCATGTCTCTCGCTACAACAAGAATCTTTCATTCCATGATTACATCTGCGAAATAGCCGAATCAGTAGGAGCTGAAATTGCTGTCGCAAAGTATTTCGGGATAAAAGACTTCAACCCAAGAGCATCACGATTCAAGCGAACCGCAGATGTGGGATCGATCATCGAAGTCAAATGGACGAAGTACGACAACGGCGCTTTGATTATCTACGACAATGATCGCAACACAGACATCGCGATTCTTGTAACTGGTAAAAGTCCCAATTACTTTCTCAAGGGCTGGATACCGGTAACGATTGCTAAGAATCAGAAATGGCGCAGACGCGACCAACCGACTTACTGGGTCGAACAATACAACTTACATCCAATCGAGAATCTGAGAAGGAGCAGTCATGGAGAAGCAACGCTTCCTGTGCAGGGTTGAAAAGGAAATCACCGATCATTCAGTCTTAAAGAATGAAGTCCCTTTGGGCATGGAAGTAGCTCTTGTCCAATGCCTACGCTGTGGAGTCATGGGCATCAAGAAATTGGCAGATGCTCAGTAATGGCGCAATATGACTATCGCTGCGAAGTGTGTGGCAAAGTGACGACAGTACGCCGATCGATGGAAGATAACTTTGACCGGAATCCATACTGTGAAGGGTGCATGATTCCAATGAGCCGCATCTGGACGGCTAATCCAATCCACTTCAAAGGCAAAGGATGGGGACACCAATGAGGACAGAAATCAAGCACACTTGCGACTGTGGAAAGACATTCTTGATCGATTCGGCAAGACCACTTGTAGCTGTAACGATTTTACAAGTCTCAATCAAGAATCATTCTAAGGATTGTGATCTCTGTGGATAACCTGTGGACAACACGCCCAAAGCCCGCTCAAGTTATCCACATTCTTGCGATGTATTTGACTAAGCCTGTACGCTCCATACTCGCTGGCGAGCCGCTGTGGCGGATAGCTCGCGGGCGATGTCTGGTGCTATTGGGTGTGTTATGTATTGTTGGCACAACACCAGCGGAAGCAAATCCAAATAAAGACAATCTCAAGCTTTACGCACATTCAAGAGTTGTTAATTATGAGCAATTTTTGTGTTTATCTAAGATCATTTACAAAGAATCACGATGGTCGGTTACAGCGAAGAATGGCAGTCACTTCGGACTTGGTCAGATGCGATCACAGCATTACCGGAATCTGGATGGATACAGGCAGATAGATGCCACAATCAAGTACATCAATCATCGATATGGTTCAATGTGCAAAGCATGGGCATTTCATCAAAAGCGAAACTATTACTAATGACCCTACATTCACAGCGTAAGAGCAACAGCACTCAATGGAAGAAGCTACGCCTACGCATACTTTCAAGAGATGGTCGAGAGTGTTACTGGTGTGGCATGGACGCGACAACCGTGGATCACATCATCCCAGTAGCCAAAGGTGGGTCAGATGATCCAGAGAATCTTGTCGCAGCTTGTCGAAGATGCAACTTTTCGAAGCAAGATAAGATGCCAGATGAGTTCATGTTGAAGAAGGCGGGTCTTTTTTCTAAGGGTGATTCCACCGCCCATCTCTCCCGCGGTTCTATTTCACCACCAAACGAATCAAGAAGGCATTGAAATGGATCAAGAAGGTACAAAGAGACTCCAACTGGTTCAAACAGGCTCAGATCGGCTCACACAGGTTTTGAAGGCTACTCCAGAGACGCTTTATGGCTCGGTAACTCCCAGAGTTGCCTACGCTTGGGCAAGAGTTAATCGACTTCTCCAATTCAATCGGATTCCCTTTGATGCCGTGGCAAGAATGGCTGGCGATTGAGGCGCATCGAGTTAAGCCAGACGGTCGATGGTTGCATCCACTCGTCCAGCTTGTCGTTGCTCGACAGCAAGGTAAGACGACATTTATGAAGCAACGCATTCTCATGGGCTTATTCGAATGGGATAACAAGCTGCAAATTGGTACAGCCCATCGATTGACGACATCTCTGGAGACTTTTCGGGATCTTGTACAGACGATCGAATCAAATGACGGCTTGGCAAAGCAAGTCAAGCGAATCCGGTGGGCGCATGGGTCTGAAGAGATCGAATGTCTCAACGGTAATCGCTACATGGTCAAAGCTGGCGCTTCAGCTGCTCGCGGTATCTCAAAGCCATCGACCGTCCACATCGATGAGACTCGAGAGCTGAAAGACGAGACGACTTGGGCTTCGCTCCGGTACACCATGATGGCGGCAGAGAATCCGCAGCTCTGGTCGTACTCAAATGCTGGCGATCAACATTCTCTTGTGCTGAACCAAATTCGCGAAAGAGGCATCGGCGCAGCTGGTGGATCGACCGACGACATCGGTTATTTCGAATGGTCAAGTGATTACGACAAGATCGACGATTCCCCTAAATTCTGGGCAGGGGCGGCGATGGCAAATCCCGCGCTTGGTCACACCGTACACATCGACAATTTGCGAGCTGTGATGAATGATCCCGCCGATGTGGTTAGAACCGAAGTCTTGTGCCGATGGGTACAGACAATCTCGAGCGCAATTCCCGCTGGCGAATGGGCTGAATGTGGAATGGACGGATTCGAAGTCGATCGTGAAAAGACTGTGTGGTTCGGGCTTGATTGTTCACCGGATCGACGCGATGCAGCTTTGGTCTTGGCTCAGCAAATCTCTGAAGGCGAATTCTTTGTGAAACTTCTTCGCACTTGGCACAATCCGATTTCGCTCGATGATAAAGCTATCGCGAACGACATAGCCGAACACTTTCAAGAATATCCGGTGGAAGTTATTGCGTACAGCCGCCGAACTTCGTCGGCGATTGCGGCTAGACTTCAGCCAGCCGGTATCCCAATCGCTGATATAGACGGGGCGCTATACGGTCAAAGTTGCGACGAACTTTTGGGAGCAATCACATCAAAGAGACTTCGACATGGAAATCAAGCCGAATTGACGAAGCAAATTTTGTCGGCGGCTCGATTACCCTTTGGCGATGGTGGATGGACGATTGGTCGCAGAGCTTCTCAATCGACTGTGTGCGCGACGGTTGCATCTGCGCTCGTCACACATTACGCGACACGCCCAGAGACGGATCTTGATATTATGATCGGTTAGTGGTATCCGATCTCTAAAATTGCCGCATGGGTCTAAAAGATTTCTTTATTACCGCGCCACAGCCGATTGCTGAATTAAGCGTCGATGCTGCTCTCGCTCCGGTCAATTCGATCGATGCTCTTGGCGCTCCGTATTTTGCCTATGGTCAATCAGCTACACGATCTGAAGCGATGGGCGTACCAGTAATAGCTCGCGCAAGAGGAATTATCTGCTCGACCGTCGCAGCTTTGCCGCTGGAAACAAAAGTAAAAGAAACAAATGAAACTGTCCCATCTTTTCGCGTAATTCATCAACCAGATCCAAGAATTACTGGCGCAGAATTTTGGGCGTGGATTGCGGAAGATTTGCTCTTTCGTCCCGCCGCTTATGCCCGCGTACTTTCAAGATATGCAGACACCGGACGAATTCAAGCGATGGAAAGAATTGCGCCAGAGCGCGTCGAAGTATTAACCAACGGACTCGGTACAGAGATCGATGCTTATCGCGTCGATGGTTATTCAATCGACCCAGCCGATCTTGTCGTGTTCGGAAATATGCAAGAAGGATTGCTGAATCGCGCGGGTCGTACAGTCCGCGCAGCTCACGCACTTGAGAAAGCCGCTTATGACTTTGCACTAAATCCAATTCCGCAGATTGTGCTTTCAAGCAACGGCGTACAGCTGCCAAAGGATCGCGTTGCATCACTAATCAACGCTTTCAAGAATAAAGCTTCAAAGGCTGTCACATTCTTAAATGCAGACATCAAGATGGACACGATTGGTTACGATCCCAAGAATCTCCAGATGAATGAGGCAAGAAATTATTTGGCTTTGGAACTTTGCCGCGCGATCGGATTACCGGCATGGTTCGCATCAGCTGATCCATCATCGATGACTTATTCCAACGCGGTAAATCAAAGACGCGATCTGATCGATTTCTCGATTCGTCCGGTACTCACAATCATCGAGCAGCGTTTATCTTTAACGGATTTCACTCCAGCATCACAGTACATTCGCTACGACCTAGACGATTTCTTGCGCGGCAATCCTTACGAAAGAGCGCAAGTGTACGAAATTCTAAACCGCATCGGCGCGATGAGTACCGATGAAATCAGAGAAGAAGAGGACATGATCGGATGAAGCTAACCACTCCAATGACTATCACCGCGGCAGATTCAGAGTCGCGCACAATCACCGGACGCATCGTGGCATTCGAAGAGCCAGCGAACGCATCGACTGGCAAAGTCGTATTTGCAAAAGGATCGATCCAGCCAAAAGATGTCTTGCTAAATCTTGAACACGATCGCACTCGCAGAATTGCAAAGCCACTTTCGATTGCTTTGTCTGAAGATCAGATGAGCATCAATGCAACTTTCAAGGTAGCAAATACAACAGCTGGGAATGACGCTCTTATCGAAGCAAGCGAAGGACTTCGCGATGGCTTCTCTATTGAACTTGCCGTCGATGATTACATCAATGAGAAGAACGGAACGATGCGCGTCCTTGCTGGCGAATTGACTGGCGTTGCGCTCGTATCCGAACCAGCCGTCCGATCAGCTCGCGTCTCCGAAGTAGCAGCCACCGAAGGCGAAGAAGATTCTGAATCTGCACCCGCAGAAGCAGAAGAAACACCAACACCAACAACAGAAGGAGACGAAGTGGATAACACCGTCACAAACGCGGAAGCCGTCGAGACGGTCGAAGCCGCACAGTCAGTAACAGCGTCAGCTAAGTCTGTCGCTTATTCAAAGCCACGCATCGAAGTCACAGCTGCAAAGTATCTTGAAAACAAGATCATGGCAGCGATGGGCGACGAGAATGCTCGCCAGTATGTACTCGCAGCAGACAACACAACAGACAACGCTGGTCTTGTACCAACTCGCCAGCTTGCTGAAGTAATCAACGGACTTTCAACAACTGTCCGTCCATCAATCGATGCAATCTCACGCGGCACACTTCCAGATGCCGGTATGACTTTCGAGATTCCAAAGATCACAGTTGCTCCAGCCGTAGGCACAATCGCTGAAGATGGAGAATTTACAAACACAGATCAGAACTCTGCATTTGTATCTGTCGATGTTAAGAAATTCGCTGGGCAACAAAAATTCTCAGTTGAATTGCTCCAGCGCACAAGTCCACTTTTCTTCAATGAGCTTCTCAGCAACATGGTCGCGGCTATGGCTAAGCAGCAAGACACCTACACAAACAGCATTCTTGTATCTGGTGCAACAGCGGACGCAACAACCATCACAACCTACCCAACAGCCGCAGAGCTTCTTGCGTTTATTGGTCGCGGTGCTGCTAGCGTTTATGGCGCAACAGCTGGTCTTGCAAATCCATTTGCTCGCAACATCTTGGTGAACACTTCACAATGGTCAAATCTCATGGGTCTAAATGATTCAGGTCGTCCGATCTACAACGAAGTAACACAGCCAATGAACCAACCTGGTCTTGCAACTCCAACATCACTTCGCGGTCGTGTTGCAGGTCTTGATCTTTTTGTAACAGCTAACACAGCTGCAACAACAGACACCGATGATTCAATTATGATCATTAACCCAGATGCGTACACATGGTACGAGTCACCTAGCTACCAGCTTCGTGCAGAATCAACAGCCGACGGTTCAATTACTGTGGGAGTGTACTCATTTGGAGCTGTGGCGACAAAGATCGCTGGCGGCGCATTCGGTATCAACAAAACGGCTTAATTAGCCACAGTCAATCATGAGGCGGTTCGCTCCCGAGTCGCCTCAGCAGTAGAAAGGGAAGGGCTTATGCCACTCGTCACTCCGTCAGAACTTCGTTCTGTGCTAGGCGTAAGCTCTTCTCTCTACAATGACGCATATCTAACAAAAATAATCGACACTAGCGAACTAGTGATTTTGCCACTTCTTGTCTCTTATTCTTCAGCAATTACTGATCGCCGCATCGGTTCAAATGTTGCAACTTTGACGACTAACACTCCACACAATTACATCGTGGGATCAAGTGTGGTCGTGGCAAATGTGGACGCGACATTTAACGGCACATACACAGTCACAGCTGTGGGAACTGAATATGAATTTTCTTATGCAAAGACCAACGCGGATATTGCTTTCAATGCCGTCATTCCACATGGAGACACTTATCTTTCAGGCAAGGATGCCGCGACAATTTACGCGAACAATCCAGCCGTTTATGAAGCAATCATCGTCGTATCGGTTGAAGTATTTCAATCAATCACAGCTGCGGGTGGACAGATCGAAGGCGTAGATTTCCAAGTGACTCCATACAGGATGGGGCGCTCACTCTTAAATCGCGTCATCGGAATCTTGGGCAAGTCTTTGGATACCGGAGCGATGCTGGCATGACCGCATCATCGATTGCAGTCAATGTTCGCGGTGCGTTAAAAACAGCGATCCAGAATGTTGCCGCTAACACTTACGACTCAGTACCCGAAGCGCCGATCGTCCCTTTCGCCGCGGTCGTACCTAGTACTCCATATCTCGAAGCAAATCTGATCGGTACTTCAACCCGAGTCAAAGTCAATCTTTCAATCACAGTCGGAGTCGCTATGTACTCCAACGCTTCCGCGCTCGACAACATCGAGAAGCTACTCATCAGCATTCTGGCGGTTATTCCGTCAGGTTACACCGTGGGATCGGTGTCGAATCCAGTCCCAATGACGATTGGAGCTTCAGAAATTCTGATGTCCGAGATCGAACTATCAACCCAATACACCCAGACCAACTAGGAGTAATTATGCCAACGACCGTCATCACCGGACGCGATCTAGTATTGACGATCGCTACCGTAAATTACGACGCACAAGCCACAACAGTCTCACTTGAGGCAGACCATGTCATCGAGACTTATCAGACACTCGATGGTCGCGCTTACAAAGCCATCGATGATTCATGGACTCTCAATGTGGAAATGCTTGCAGATTGGGGCGCAGTCGGTTCACTCTGCGAATCACTCTGGACAGCAACAGAATCTGCACCAAATACAACTCTTGCAGCTTCAATCACAGCTGTGACTGGCGCTGTATTTGCTTGCAACATCTTGCCAACATTCCCAAATGTCGGCGGATCAGCACCAGATGCACAGACAGTCTCACTTTCATTCCAAGTCGTCGGTACACCTACCGAGACATTCAGCTAAGAGATAGGAAATCGGGAGCATGAAAACAGGGATCACAATTACATATTTCTCAGGGGACTCGGAGTCGTTCACCGCATCGACACCGGAATTCGTAAAGTGGGAACGAAAGACAGGCTTGAAGGTTACACAGCTCGGCGAAAATGTCGGACTCGATGATCTTCTCTTCTTGGCATATAACGCTAAGAAGCGAGAGCTTGCTGGACAGCCTATCAAACCTTACGAAGTCTGGTGCGACACGGTGGACGATATTCGATCCGAGGAAGTGGATCTCCCAAAAGTTACGCCGCCGGAAGCCTAAATCGCGTCTTGGTTGAACTGGCGCTCGCGACAGGGATACCGATGAAGGAATGGGAAACGGCGGAGCAGATATTTACCGCAATCGAGATATTGGAGAAACGGAATGGCAAGTAAAGCCAAACAGGGGCGGTTCGAAATAACCGTCGAACCTGTCGAATTCCGAAATCTAATTCGATTACTTAATTCGTTAGACAAAGACACACAAGACGAAATCAGATCAAACGCTTTGCCTTTATCAAAGCGGCTTGCTGGTCAGCTCTTCATGTTTAGCCAATCAGCGCCATCGCCACAAGCAAAGCTCGTAGCGCAATCAATCGTGGCAAAGCGCGATCGACTTATTCGCGTCGATGTAGGTGGTACAAAGAAGGTCGGTCGCAAATACGGCGGTGAGCAATCAAAGTCCGGTAAAGGTGCAAGAGTGCGCCAGCAATCCGCTCCGGCGGGTGCGTTGCTTTGGGGATCTGAATTTGGATCTCACAAGGGCGTGGACAGTCTTGGTCGCGGTTACACAAATCGATTTAAAGCTGCCTACAACAAGCGCGGCTACTGGATGACTCCAGCTGTGGACTATTACACGCCGATAGTTGCGCGTGAATATGCTCAGATGGTTCAAGATGTAGTCAAGAAGTTAGGACTCGACTGATGGCTGGTATTCCAAAAGTCAAGATTACCTTTGACGCGGACTTTGATGAATTAAAGCGCGGAGTCAAAGGCGCAGAAAATGAAGTCCAAAGCTTTGGCGACAAGATGGGCAAATTTGGCAAAATGGCGGGCGCGGCATTTGCCGTCGCTAGCGCAGCTGCTCTTGCCTATGGCGCTGTACTTCTCAAGCAAGGAGTTGAGTCTGCGATCGCGGATGAAAAGGCTCAGGCAAAACTTGCTCTCACATTGCAAAATGTTACAGGCGCAACAGATGCTCAAATTGCCGCCGTAGAAAATCAGATTCTTCAGACTTCTTTACTTACCGGACTGACCGATGACCAGCTTCGTCCGAGCTTTGAGCGCCTATTGCGCGCCACAAAAGATTCAGACGCAGCTCTTAAATTGCAGACCGTCGCCATCGATGTCGCGGCTGGATCGGGCAAGTCGCTCGAAGCGGTTACGAATGCGATGGCTCGCGCAGCTGAAGGCAATACGACGGCACTTGGCAAATTGGGCGTGGGACTAACCGCTGCACAACTCAAGACGATGTCGATGGACGATGTAACCAAAGCTCTCGCGACAACCTTTGGCGGTCAAGCTGCGACTCAGGCGGATACATTCGCGGGCAAGATGGCTCGTCTGCAAGTTGCATTTGATGAAGGCAAAGAGACGATTGGATCATTTGTCTTAGACGCAGTTACTCCGATGATAAACACAATCGTGAATACCGTCATTCCAGCCGTTGCAGGATTCATCGATTCCGTAGGTGGCAAAGAAGGCTTGACCAGCGCATTCAAGACTTATATCGATCTCATCAAGAATATCTTTCAACCGGTACTTGAAGGATTTAAATTTGCATTTGACCAGATCAAAGATGCGGTCATGGCTAACAAGGACGAATTCACAGCCTTGTTCAAATTCTTAAAAGACTTCGTTGCACCTTTGCTCGGTGGAGTGTTGAAGCTTGCGATTCAGGGAATCGGTATCGCTTTGGGAGTTGTGATTTCCGTGGTCGGTAATCTCATCAGCGGCTTCGAAAGACTCTTCGGAATAGTCAAAAGCGTAGTCGGAGCAATCCAATCTTTGATTTCTTTGGTTGCAAATAATCCAGTCGTTAAGGGAATCGGCAACGCGATCAGCTCTGCGTTCGGCGGATTCCGCGCAGCTGGTGGAGCGGTATCGGCTGGCAAATCTTATGTTGTGGGCGAGCAAGGGGCTGAAATGTTCGTCCCTAGTTCAAACGGCACAATCGTCCCAAATGGCGGTATGGGTAGCACATTCAACATCACCGTAAATGGTGCGATCGATGCCGAAGGCACAGCCCGCACAATCGTGGATGTACTTAACCGGTCAAATGCCCGCGGGACACTTGGCGCAAATAGGTTCGCTTTCGCATGAGCCTATGGACTCCAACTTGGAGCATCGACATCGATGGCGTGGAGTATAAAGATGTGGCGCTCGCAAATCTAACAATCGGCTCTGGTCGAACAGACATCTATGAACAAGCCATCGCGGGCTATTGCAATCTAACTCTAATCAATCTGGATGATTCATCGATCGTTGCGGGTATCAATTCAGCCGTAACGGTGTACATCAACGATTCCACAGGGACTCCAGTAGCTCTCTTTGGCGGGTCAATTACGGATTTGATCGTGGGCGTTCAATCTGGCGGTTCGATTGGAGTAACCCAGACAATCTCCATCGTGGCTCTAGGGGCGCTCTCAAGGCTTCCAAAGGTACTTACCGAAGGAGTCTTGTCTAAGGATCTAGACGGAGTCCAGATTGAAGAAATACTTTCACAAGCTCTTTTTGCTCGATGGAATGCTTTACCAGCGGCGGAGACTTGGAACGATGTCGATCCAGCTTTGACTTGGGCAAATGCATTCAATACCGGACTTGGTGAGATTGATGCCGGCAATTATGAATTAACCGCT